AAAAACAAGGGTTGCTACAAGATGACATTAGAGGTATAACAACTTCTAGTGCTCGTCGTGAAGTACCTAGCATGGTATTTGGGATTAGCACACCTGGACCTGTAGATAAAGCAGGTAAACAAGGTAAAGTAGGTAAACACGAGCATAAGATTCCTAATGCTTTTGTTAGTCGACTTGGCGGCTCTAGTTTTGTAATGGATGATGGTGATGATAAGTTCCTGCGTAAAACGCCAGCTAGTGAAGGTCCTCCAGAGTATGCTGCAGTAGAACAGGATGAAACTGACGGCCAGAAAGACCTATTGCATAACGAATTAATTCGCCTGCGTACTCGCACTGGCCATCAAATTCTAATGCACAACACAGAAGATTTAATCTACATTGGTAATGCCCGCGGCACTGCTTGGATTGAATTAACCAGCGACGGAAAGATTGAAGTCTATGCCGAAGACAGTATCAGCTTTAGAACCAAACAAGATTTTAATTTCTATGCAGACCGTGACATTAACATGGAAGCTGGACGTAATTTTAATACTAAAGTTAACGGTGAAATGCACACTAATGTTGTTAAAGATCAAGTATTAATTGTTGATAGAGATCAGAAAATTCACATCAAACGTCGTCGTGATGAAACTATTGATGAACAACTTAGACAAACAGTTAATGATGATGTTAAGAAGTTTTATGCAAAAACTTACACGCATAATGTTGCTCAACGTATGGATTGGCGAGTTGGCTCACTGAGCCTAACAGGCGGTGCCCCTGGGTCTGCTCCGAGTTTTGCACCGTTTGATTCATCTCAATCATCGGGCGATGACCCTGTTTCAAATAACCCAGATGACACATCTCCAGTAGAAGATGTTAACGGAGCAACTCCTGACAGGATTGATATTAAAATATATCAAGACATGCGTATTGAACATATTGGCGTCAATGTTGATCACACTATTCGTGGCTACTTAAAGACTAAGATTACAGGTGCAGTTGATGTTAATACAGACTCAACTTGGAAGCATACTTCTTCTGGAAATATAGATATAAAATCCGGAGCGCATATTTTTAATACTTCAGCCGGAAGCAATGAAACTAATGCAGGCGGAAATATAATTGAGACTGCTCCGCAGATACATATGAATGGCCCAACTGCAGGGTCTGCACCGACTGCACAAATAGCAGTATTACCGGAAGAAGCTAGAACCACTGCCAAAGCTACTATTCCTCTAAATCTAAAAACTCATGAAGTTGCTGATATGGCAACTCCTGATGCAGAAAGTCCAGTTAGCAAGACTGTAATTGTACGTAGAATGCCCACAGCTGAACCGTATCCGTTACATGAAAATTTAGATCCCATGCGATTTAAACCTGACAAATTAGATAGAGATCAAGATGGTCGTTATTCTGATTCTACTAGTGACATGGCTGAACCTGCTACAGTATGGAAAGAATACACCACTAAAACGGATACATTTGCTAAAGTAGCCCCTCCTGATCAAGGAGAGGGCGAGGGCGAAGGTTAAATACTACTATGGCAGCATCTAGATTATATGACAAGATTGTCCTAAAAGGCACATCACAAGGACAGGTTATTCCTGGTACTAAGACCTACAAAGGCTTTAGTACAATTTCTGCTGCCTCTGAGAGTTTTGCACTCTATGATTTGAATCTAATTAAACAAGACATGTTGAATCATTTTCATATTAGACTAGGCGAAAGGCTTGAACAACCTGAGTTTGGCACTGTTATTTGGGACGTATTATTTGAACCATTAACAGATCAAATTCGTGATATAATCATTAAAGATGTTGAAACAATTGTCAATTATGATCCTAGAATCCGTGCAGAACAGATAACAGTTACGCCTTATGAAACAGGCATACAGATTGAATGCACCGTGGTTTACTATCCCTACAACATACAAGAAGCTATACAGTTAAAGTTTGACAAAGCCAACGGCTTGTCTGGTATGTAATTAACTACACACATAATAATATACGCTAAATACTCAATAATTGGGAAAGCGTATGTCAACAACTGATAGACAAAATAGATTACTAGTAGCGGAAGATTGGAAACGCATATACCAGAGCTTCCGTAACGCAGACTTTCAAAGCTATGACTTTGAAAATCTACGTAGAGTTATGGTTAATTATATTAGGGAAAATTATCCTGAAGATTTTAATGACTATATTGAAAGCAGTGAATACCTAGCACTTATTGATCTAATTGCTTTTTTAGGTCAAAGCATTGCCTTTCGTATTGATCTAAATGCTCGTGATAACTTTTTAGAGCTAGCAGAACGCCGTGAGTCAGTACTACGCCTTGCTCAGTTACTAAGTTACAATCCTAAAAGAAACATTGCAGGCAGCGGATTATTAAAATTTACCACAGTTTCTACTAGTCAAAACGTCTACGACTCAAACGGCCGTAATCTTTCTGGACAAGTGATCAGTTGGAATGATCCTGCAAACGCCAACTGGTATGATCAGTTTATCAAAGTAATCAACGCATCCTTACCAGTTAATCGTCAGTTTGGAAATCCAGACGATAAGAATGAAATTTATGGTATTCCTACAGAACAATACCGCTTTCAAGCCAGCAATACAGATGTTCCAGTTTACGGATTTACAAAAGCAGTAGACGGCCGTGTATTACCTTTTGAAGTAGTTAGTACTACCTTTAAAGACAAAACAGAAATATATGAAGAGCCTCCAGCAGTAGGTAACAGACTGGCATTTATCTATCGTAATGATGGCCGCGGCAACGGTAGTGCTAATACTGGTTTCTTTATACACTTCCGTCAGGGCATTTTAAATCAAGGTACATTTACGATCAATCAACCTAGCACAAACGAAACAGTTGATATTGATGCTACTAACATTAACAATGATGACGTATGGTTGTATAAGTTAAATTCTGCAGGATTAGAATCAGAATATTGGGCAAAAATTCCTGCGCTTGAAGGTAATAACGCTATCTATAATAGTTTAAAGAAATCTATTAGAAATATCTATAGTGTTGTTACTCGCACTGATGATCGTGTCAGCTTATCTTTCAGCGATGGAACTTTTGGTAATTTACCACAAGGCTCGTTCCGTGTCTACTATAGACAAAGTAATGGCATTAGCTACACTATTAATCCAAAAGATATTAGAAATATTGCAATTGAAATTCCGTATGTTTCTAATTTAAATCAAATGGAAACATTGTCAGTGACTATGAATCTACAAAGTTCAGTAGCCAATGCTTCTGAAACAGAATCTAATACTAGTATCAAGTCTAATGCTCCTGCAACATATTATACACAAAATCGTATGATTACGGGAGAAGATTACAACATCAGTCCGCTGGCCGTAAATCAACAGGTAGTTAAAGTTAAAGCAGTAAATCGCAGCTCGAGCGGTATTAGTCGTTATTTTGATCTAGTAGATCCTACTGGCAAATATTCTAAGACTAACTTGTTTGCAGATGATGGTGCTCTGTATAAACAAGAATATACTGATAGTTTTAGATTTAGTTACACAACTCAAACAGACATTGAAGCTGTAATTTATAATCAACTTTTAGAAACTCTTAAGTCAAAACAATTACGAGACTATTATTATTCTAAGTTTACTGCAAAGACAGTAGGCGATGAAAATGTATCTTGGTTTAACAAGACTACTGATGTTAATCAAAGTACTGGCTATATTAAAAATGAATCTAACGTGCCTTTTAAATTAGGATCTTATACCAGTACTTCGTTAAGATTTGTCACAGCAGGCGCACTAGTTAAATTTGTAGCACCTACCGGCAAGTATTTTAATAAAGCTAATAACAATGCATTAGTAACAGGCACGGCAACAGTATCGCATGCGACTACTAATCTATGGTGCAAAATTGTATCAGTTAGTGGTGACGGTTCAAACAATAATACTGGTACACTAGTAGACGGTTCTGGCACAGTTGTACTAAACGATGTCATACCAACTGGTGCAATATTAAGTCAAATTATTCCAGCATGGAGAACCACGCTTGATACTAACACGATTAACACCATGGTAGATTTAGTATTTTCTAATAAACCTTTTGGTCTAAGATACGATGTTGAAACACGTACTTGGAAAATTGTATTCGAAGTAAATCTAAATACTGCTGCTGATTTTAGTTTGGGTAATCAAGGAAATAATAGTAATCAACAATTAGACGCTAGTTGGTTATTATTGTTCACTACTGACTCAGAATTTTACACAGTTACATCTAGACTATTGAGATTTATATTTGAAAGTGATCAACAACTGCGTTTTTACTTTGATGCTAGCGATAAAATTTATGACACTAGATCTAATACCATTGTCAAAGACAAAATTAAAGTATTAAGTATTAATACAGATCCTGCAACGTCAGGCGGAACAAGTCCCTACACTTATGATCGTGATTGGGAAATTTCAGAAGAGTATAGAGGGCTTGATGGCTACGTTGATACTAAGAAGATTCAAGTCACTTTTAGCGATTCAGACGATGACAGTGT